GTTTCCCAGTCACGATCGAAGTGTATCAAAAGTAAACACCACATCACCAGCGACATAGGATGCTTTCCAGATAGCTCGCTCCTGGAAGATATACGCATAGAAGTCATTGCCGGCAAGACCGGTTACAAAGCCGTGCTGGCTGGGAAATGTCTGAAGCCCTGCCTGTGCAGCGCGGGCCGCATCCGTATCAGGTGTTGAGAACGAGGTAGGATCACCGATATCAGACCAGCGCACCGAATACCGGTCACCCGATGGCAGGACAAAAATAAAGTCCCTGACCGTCTCACAGCCAACAGAGGGCAGACTGACACTGGTAAACGTGCCACCACCTGATCCGGGAAGATCAAAGGTCGGCTTACTGCTCATACTGAGGCATACCCGGTGGAATTAATCGTTATGACAGGCGCGCCGGCATTGAGCGCGGTTATCGTGGGTAGCTCTGCCTGGGCCGTGAAAAACAGCCTGTCATTAAGCTCGCACACATCAAATCCAATCACCTTGTTACCGGTGAATGCGCTGCTGATGGTGCTGGATGTGTAGGTGGTATAGAGGCCAACACCTGAATACCTGGAATCCATTAGCCCGATACTGAAATCAATGGTAAAGCCGGCTCCTGCCGCTGTTGCGTTATGCAGATAAGCAACGGCCACCTGCTCTCCGGTGCCCACCGGTCTCGCCACAATACTCGGCGTGGTGAATATCGACGGGTGTGATACAAAGTCCGCAGTCAGGTACGTGGTGTGTTGGATATAGCCACGATCCGTGTGAATCATATTGTCAGCCGTGACCAATCCCTCGTTATTCCACGGGTCTTGATCCGGCTGCCAGTTCAGGAAATCGAATTTAACGAAGGACATCAGCCCCAAGCCTGTTTCTTGCCCTTGCTGCTGCTTGAATTCCGTTCCTCGATCATGATCGATTTAACGGCATCATCGTACATGGCCTTCCACATCGGCAGGCGTTCGTCATTCTTGATGAACGATTCAGCCTCGATCAGTGCGCCATAGAGCAGCAGTTCAGGGGCGTTGGTGACGTACCACGACGGGTCCGTGGTTCGTAGCGGGTCTTGCTTCGCGTAGTAGATACCACCCAGCGTGAAATCCTTAGCACTAGGACCAAAAGTGAAGTTAGCACCTTCGCGGCTGATGAACTTAGGTGTATTGGAGCCGGTCCGGGTCGGATAGCGCCTGTACAGTTCCTCGATCGATATCCATTCAAGGATGACCGTGGGGGATTCGTTCACATAGGCAAACTTCAGCGCCTTGAAGTCGGTCGGAACCGTGCCCGTACCGCTACTGACAGACACGGACAGCGCCGTTTCCTCGTTGCGCAGGTTCAGGGTGCGGTATAGCTTGTTCTCGGCAAACTGGATGAACTGGGGGATGAACGTGGTTAGATCAGCCTGTGCCAGTGTGCTCGCAACCTCTGTCTGCAGAGTCGCGTAGTTGGTAATTACCGCCATTAGCCCTCACCGTTAATCACCGCTTGTGAAATAACAGGTTTCGGGCCGACTTCGATTGACAGGTCAATGTGATTGGCGATCACAAAGAATTCCTGCAATCCGGAAACCTGAACAGTCTGTATTGTAAACCGTTCCCAGAGTTTTGGTAGCCACCATTCCATCGGCTGCTGAATCAGGTGCGCGTTACGCCCGTCATCAAGTACCTTGCCTGCAGGACCTGTGTTTATTGAGACAAAAATGGCCACTTGTGCCAACTCAGCCAAGTGATCCAGTACATTATCGGACAAATCTGGCTCAATATGTTCGAGGACATCGATGCAGCAAACCAGGTCAGCAGGCTCAGGCTCGCCCGCAAAACGGGGCACGCAAGGGTCATACGCCTGGTAGATGAAATCCCGGTGTGGCTGTAATGTTTCCTTCAGTGACAGGTTAGAGCCGCAGCCATAATCTAACAGGTGATCTATTTCAAGCTTGTCCACGATGCTGGACACCAGTGGGCCGTATTTCTTGGCTGTCACCCCGTAGTTGCCCGTATCGTGTAGCTTTTCCTGTTGGGCCTTGTAGTCATTTGTTATCAGCACGTAATTTCCTCAAATGCTCAGCATGTACAGACCCACCCATCAGCTCATTCCACGATACAGACGACACCGCATCCCTGAAATACTGGTGAAACACAGCATGTTCGGGGGCTAATCCTTCAAGCTCCGGCCATATCGGCAATCCTGCTGTGTAGTGATATAGCTTGGCCTCTTTTGGCTCAGCATACGTGACCGGGTGGTTCCATTCTGCCGGTAAATCACCCACAGAATGCGCCCAATCGAAATCAAACATAAAATTTGATTCTTTCATTATAAATTCAGGCGTCAATTTTCGGCACTTTGGGCCTGAAAACACCATCATGGACGGCCATTCGAACTCAGGCTGGTCTTTTTGCACAAAAACAGACGCTTCAGAGATGTCTACGCTGTCCATCAGCTCACAAACATCCCCCGTCACCACCATGTCCGGGTCCATGAACATCGATATGCCCTTGAACCCGGTGAGGTAGGGCACAAGGAACCTTGAGAACGTGAACTCAGTCAGGCCCCGCCTTGTGATCGGTAGCTGATCCAGTATCAGCGGCGTGACCGCTACGGGCTGGCTTGCATTCCTGACGACGCTGTACTGGGCGACGTTGTAGGCTATGGGCTGTCGGGGGTCGTATCCGATGAAAACTCTATACATCGATTGGCTCCCAATCTCCATCCGTCCAGCGGGCAAACTCACCCCGGCTATTCACAACAGGACCACAAGTGATCTGTGGCTTTTGCTCTGGCCATTCCATATCCAGTGCCGATTCCTCCAGATTGATTTGATCGACTATCTTTTTATGCTTTTCACGTGCATCAGCATCGTACGGGTCCCAGTCCGCCAGCTCCCTATATCTGTAATCTCTCGCCTTTTGGTAGGCGCCTTTTGTTTCTCTAAGCCTTTTTACGCTCTGCTTCATTTTGCCGCACCTCTAATTCTAAATCTTTCAAATAGCTTGCTGTCTCTTCAATGGTCGCATCCCAATCGTCGGAATGCGGAATCTGTGCGGTAATGGGATGGAACGGGTTACCAGCGTTGTACTTCCAGCAGCGCATAGGGGCTTCCATCGCAATAGTCCTGACACCTAATGCCCCGGCAAGGTGCACTACCGCTGTTGGCACACTCACCACCGCATCAAGGGCGGCCACCAGCCCCGCTGTCTGGTCGTAATCCTTGTCAAGCGTGGTCTTTGGGTATTCCACCAAGTCTATATGCGGATACTCACCCCGGAATTGCTCTATCTCGGTGGTGCAGGGTTTGTACTGCAGACTGACCCAAGTGGCATCAATGGACTCAAAGAGAGGCACCAACTGCTCCAGTGTCAGGCGTTTAAGGTGCGCCCCAGTCTTGGCATGTCCACCGGTCCACGCTATGCCGATGGCGGGCTTAGCCTTAGATTCAAACAGGGAGCGCCACTTGTATTCTTCATCCTTATTCGGGATCAGGAACGGAGTGCGCGGAAAATCATCCTCACTGGTGCGAAAGTACTCAGCCACCTGGCCCATCGGCAGGCTGTAGTCGATCTCGCAATGTTCGTCTTTCCACTTCAGTTCAGGCCGCATCTTGTCGGCAGTCACCCCGGCCGTGGGATAGATCGCCAGGCTGTTAAACGAACGCTGAAAAAGGTTATGCAGTCGCCAGTCCATGTCTAGCACCAGCGTCGATTCGTTCTCAGCGGCCCACACCTGCATATCCGGCAGCATCGATGCAAAGCAGATCATATCTCCCAGCCCCTGCTCTGCATAAAGGACGATTGTTCCACGGGAAACACCGTCCCACTCAGGCTCATCGGCATAGACCATCTTTGGTCGCCACTCGGTGCCGATACATTTGCGGTAGTTGGGCCAGCCCTTGTCCCATTGTTTGGTGGCTACCTGGCAAAAGCCCAAGTTAGCGTAACCTTTCACCGTGTCAGGCTTTAGCTCGATGATCTGGTGGCAGATTTCCTCTGCGTCCTCAAAGCGCCCGTTATCGATGTAAACACCGGTCAGGTTCACGAGAAACTTCGCCAGCTGCTCAGGATTGCGCGCAATCTTCATGCCGCGGCGATACAGGCGTTCAGCCTCAGCCGGCATCCAGAGATCATTGGCTGCCATACCGCAGTTTAAGTACATCGAGGGGTCTTTGGGTGCTAGATCGACGCAGCGCTTGGCCAGTGAGTAGGCTATAGCCCGCTTGCCCGTGCCCATCATGATAAAGGTCATGAGCATCAGCCAGTCCACGTCATTGGGGGTTTCCGAAAGGTGCCTGTCGGTTATTACGTAGGCCGCATCCCAGTTCTGCTGGTTGGATAGTTCCTGCGCTCGCTTCAGGTCAGGGTGTTTGGTCATTCAGGCCACTTGATATTTGTTCCGCCATCCAGATACCAAACTGTTGCATTGGTGGTGGTCCCGGTCGTGGTGTATCCGACACTTAAGCCACCACAATCAACTATCTCATAGACTGTCATCTCTGACACGTTCAGCCTTTTTTCGGTCTTTTTGGCTTGCTCTGGCGTCAGAGCAGCAGCCACTGGAGCCACAAGGAATGATTTTAATATCTCTCGTCTGTTCATCCGCTCACCCTGTGTTTCTTGGTCGTGTATTTAAGTTTTGGATATTCCTCATCAATGATCCGTAGTAGTTTGTTCGTGTCCTTCGGGTCCTTGCTGTATATGTTTATGCCCTTGTTGCGCAACTCAACCTCAAGCCACGGGGGAATGCTGCAGTAGCGCCAGAACCCCTTCTTGATGCCCTTATCGATGTTGCCTGAGTTGCGCTTGCGGGCGATATGCTCAAGCAGGGGTTTGGAGTCATGCATGGTCCGGATATGGACAGTCCCGGCCACGTCGTCCTCAAACTCGGCCTCGTACCATGTGCCGCGATCCTGGTTGTATCCGAAGAATTCAGGCATCTATATACTTCTCGCAGTCACAATTACCCCACCTTGATAACCTGTACGGTTTCTTGTGTATTCCAGTGGTTCCTCCACTTGTCCAGATGTGTTCATTACCATCGCAGTAAACGTTGTGGTGTCCGCCCTGATAAACAAGCCTGTAAGACTTTGGCAACTTGTACCAAAAGACCAACAATTCAGGCATCAGTCATCACGACTTATGAAAGGATTTCCAAAGAAAGCGAAAATCATATAAACAGCAACAAAGGCCCAAAACAAGTCCGCTATTAAAGGCGCGTATTCACTCATGCGTCAATTCCTTGTTGGGCAAGATTTATTACTGCATTTCTCTTGGGTTTTTGGAGTAACCCTCCAACAAACTGTGCAGGCCCAGTATTTATCAGACTTTACTTGTTTATTGTCACTCACAGCTCAATCACCCCCAGATCAGTTATACACCGGTTCTCAGCATAGGCATCATGAATCCAGCGGTTGTGACGCTTCTTCCCCCTGACCCAATCACAGGCCATTTCAGGATGTAGAGTGAAGTCGAAGCCAGCCACACCGATTTCCTCGTCAGGCCACTGCCTGCGTGCAAGTATGGTAGCAGATAAACCCGTGCTGGGCTTAGAGAATTTAGGCTTGTACGGGGCCAGAACCGACCTCACATACTGGGCTGTATCACCAACAAGGTGCCAGAACTCTATGTCTGGCTGTTGATATCGCGCCTGCGACGAGCAGATGACATCGGTGCGGCTACCAAGAATCGGTTCTGCCCGCCGCAAGCGGATAACCTTGTGTTGGTCAATGTCAAGCGAGACATGGCCCACTGATGGACCGTGCCCCACTATGACAATCATGATACTATATCCTCTTTACTTCCACAGTAATTTAGGAACAACATCATGGAAACCTGGAAAACAATACCTGTCGCCCCGAACTATGAAATATCTGACCGTGGCAACGTCAAAAAAATCAAACGCACAAGAGGGCCTCAAACCGGTCCCGCCATAAGACAGGACAAAGATGGATACGAAGTTGTCTCACTCAGCGTTGATGGACGGCAAAAATATTTTCGTATCCACAGATTGATGGCAATTACATTCATTGGCGAATCACCTCACCCAGTTCATCACAAAAACGGCGTTAAAGCGGACAACCGGCTGATCAATCTTGAGTACCTCACTCCTGCTCAAAACCGTTGGCACGGCACCAATACTCTCGACTCATACAAAAAGGGCGAGAACCACACCAATTCCAAACTAAACATGAACCAGGTTGAAGCCATTCACGCGCTTAGAAAACTTGGATGGAGCGGGCCAAAAATAGCCAGTGTGGTCGGATGTACCGCTGTAAATGTGTATTACATTTTAAAAGGAAAGGCATGGGGCCATATTGACCCCAGCCTTGCCTATAACAGCGACAGCAACACATCTGATAAGTGAAACTATATCGTTTAACTATATCAGGCGATAGCGACGACCTTGCTATTCCCTATGTAGTTCCGGGCTTCCAGCGTGCCTTCGACGATGATCTGGCGTTTTTCACCATCACCCGTCTTGGCAAGCGGCTCCATAAAGAAGTCATCAAGCGGTGCCCATGCCCAGAGCGAAGTGTCAAGGCAGAGAGCAACCGATCCGCGAACGTGACGATGCAACAGCACGCGATGGACACCGAAGTTACTGACGTAAAGGTCAGCAGCACCGGTAATCGAGGCTTGCGCACCACGCGATACGTCCACCTGGCGAGTAGCAATCGAGGTCAGGTTGTTGACCGTGTTCTTGACAGCGGCAGATACCGCGATGATGTCTGTATCACCACCGTCATCCCATGCGCCCTCAAGAGCAGCGTTCAACGCACCAGAGGTCAGTGCACCCGTGGTCGTACCGTCAGTCGGTGCCGTACCGGGCACACCCGATGCAACAGCAGGCGTAGTCGCAGATGCAGTAGTTGTAGCCCGTACAACGTTGGCAGCAGTTGCGCCACCTGATGTAGAAGCCTCACCGATCCACGTTTCCATGCCGGCCATAGAGCGACCAGTTGTGGCACCACCGGCTGTACCAGCGGCGTTGCGGACGATGGCAAACTCAACGTCATTCTTGAGTTCACGCATCTGTTTGACTGCCTGGCGAGCTACGTCAGAGTTTCTGCCAGCCTTACGTACTGATTCCTGCGTACGAGAAACGAGAAAGGTCTTTTTGAAAATCTGCGTATAGTTGCCGTAACGGGCAGCATTGGAAATGGTGGCAAACGTCGCGTCATCGCCTTCCACGCCGATGTTAGCGGCAGCAGCAGCGAGCGAGTCACCTAACCATTCGTGGGTTGTTGCGGCAGAGCTTGAGCGGTCGAGGTTGGTCAGGAAGAACGTATCATCCGCGAACAGATCATAGATCGTGTCCGAGAGGTCCTCCCGGTTACCACCGCCTGAGCCTACCGAATAGGTACTTGATGTACCGGTAATCGTAGCCATGTTGAATCCTTGTCGGGCTCAACATGGCGATAAGGTCAGTAACCCATACGGCGGGCCATATCCTCCCCGATGATGTCAGCCTTAGCCTTGTCATCGGTCGCATTGTTGAGCCGTTTGCGAACGGAAATCTTGCGCTTCGTGGCCTCTGATTGGCCTGAGCGCCCTTTGGGTTTCAGTTTGGGACCACGTGCGAGCTTCGCTGTGGCCTTGCCGGCTCCTGCCTTAATGCGGCGGTATTCGGAAGCCTCCCAAAGCACCTGCCGCTCACGCGGATCAAGTGCTAAACCAAGCTCATCTTCGGTAAACCCGATTTCCTTGCCATAGGCAAGTGCCTGGTTCTCGGCTTCGTCACCCCAGTTGGGCAGACGGCTTTTTAAGGATTCAGTGCTCTTGTCGCGGAGTTCCTTTCGGGCCTGCTCCGCGGCTTGCTGAAATTCCCCGTACTTAGTACGGAGTGCCGCAACTATACCATCTTTTTCTGTGTTCAGTTCATCCATCTGCCAGCGTACCTTCTCAAGCTGGTTGCCGGTCAGGGTGTCGATGTTCTCGCGCATGTAGTTGCGCAACTCGGATATTTGCCAGTCAATGGACTGGGATCGCTGGGTTTCCTCGGTGATGGACTCAAGAAACTCAAACTCCTGCGCCTTCTGCGTCAGGTCAGAGCGCACCACGTCAAGGGCTTTGCGTTCCTCAGCCGTGGCTTGAGTTTTCTGGGTGTAATCCTTTGCCTGCTCTAACTGGTCACGGATGACGGCCGGAACCTCGTAAACCTGATCGCCTATCTCGACATCGAAGAGTTCAAGCTCTGCTTCTCCCTCATCTTCCGCCTGAAGTTCATCTCCCTCTCGCTCGGAGTCATCTTCGGTTTCCTGTCCCTCTTGCTCTGCCTGAGATAACTCGATCTCTGCCGCGTTCGCTTCATCCTGTATTTCCTCTTGTGGTTCGGGTTCGGCAGGACCAAGTATCATTTCCTCGATCTTCTGCTCCGGGGTTAGCTCTGCTGTGCCAGTTTCTTCTGCCGCCATTTTCCTAAGTCTCCTAACTGTGATGGCTGATTAGCCAACTTGTCCGCAAGATCGATCTTCTTACCGGTCCTGATAATGTCTGTGAATACGTCCTTATGCAGAGCGCAGGCCCGCAACAGGATGTGGAAATACTCCCGCTCTACCTCTTGAGAGGGCTTGGTGTTCTTCATGAGGTCGAATACCGATAGCTCCATCAGCTCAAAAGTCTCCTGAACCATCGGGTCTGTCAGTATGCGCTCGGCTTTCTTTGCCCGTGTCTGTTTCTGCTTAGCTGTCAGTTTCTTCGCCAACTGGCTCCACTCCTACAATATTCCCATCCTCGTCCTTAACCACACGCTTTGGTGCATTGAGTGACGCAATAGCTGTCATAAGCGCCTCAAGTGACTCATTGATCGAGCTGTTTACGCCCACAATAGCATCGGTATTGGTTGCCGAATCCTTACCGGCCTTGTTAGCGCGAGCATTACTGGCAGCTTGCCTGATGTTCTCAGCATCAATACTGCCGCCCTGGTTGATGAGCGCCACCGCTATGGCCGTGTGTGATGCAATCTCTGCCTTCTTGAGATCAGTCATCGCATCGGTCTCGATCTTAACCCGGTCAATCTCGTTATCTTCTGACTGGTTATCAGCCTTCTGTTTCTCGATATCCAGCGCAATCAGGGTCGGATCAGGCTGTGGCTCAGGGGGCGGAATAGTAGCAGGGTCTGTCACGTACTTATTGCCCGTCAGGTCAGCAGCGGCTGCCATATCAAGCATCATGTTATAAACATTATCCGCCATTACCATTGGCTGCATAACACCGTTCGCTTGTGCCTGGATAATCTCCGACATCGCGCCCTTAACCACCATAAGACGCTCTAGCAACGAATCCTTATTACCTGCGGCATAGGGTGCAACCACCCGCATATCACGGCCTGTGCGCCACTGCTTCGGATCAAATTGTACCCACTCACCCCGTAGCTTGATGGACTCGGCTTGATGCCCGTGCCTGATCACCAGTTCATGACAGATGCTAAAGAGGTTCTGCACCCCGTTACCCATGATGCGGGCGATCTGCTCGATACGCTGGGCAGCCATCGTGGTCAGCTTACCGATGCGGTCGTGGTGGTTCAGGTTGCCCTCATCAATGCCCTGAAACATGCGGTTAACACCAACACGGGATTCAGTCACCGTGTCCATGTGACGTAACCCTTCCTGTGCCTGCGGGAATACAAACTCAGTCGACATCTGGAACAAGTGACCGGCCACATCAGGCAGGTCCGTATCAATCGATACCGTGCCAGCGGGCTTACGTACATGCAGGTCATCAAGCTCGACCTTATTGCTGTGCGCGTACTGTGGCTGTTGAGAGTAAAACAGCGAGTCAAGGCCCTGCCTTAATATGGCCGTCTTGATGCGCTGAATATCAAATACAAGATCACTGACACTGTTACCCATGTGCCTGTGCGTGTTGATGAACGGGACCATGCTGGACACCGGGATGCGCGTGGCATAGTCCAGCTCAAGGATTTCATCACCGACGCGAAGGACATGGATCAACTCCGCTATGCCGTCCTCATCCTGGTCATACTTGCACCATATCCATCTGGCCTTGACCATGCGGGTAGCAGGATCAGGCGTGCGTCTCGCTGAATGCCTACCGGGAGCTTTGAGTATCTCGTCACGGGCCTGGTCCTCCAGCGTGTCGAACTCGGCATCATCACCCACATCATCAGGCACGTCATGTCCCAGGCGCCGGAGGTCCGATATGGATACGTTATCCCAGTACTCGAAGTAATCACAGTCAGCCAGCGTAAAGTCTGTGCAGTGCTCGTCCACTAGGCAGCGCTCAGGCGGCAGGTTCTTTAGCTCAAGCTGCTCACGGCCCTCCGATTGCCTGATCTGTACATCGGCCAGCATCTGTGACTGTGTCATGACAGGCTGGCCAGTGAAAGGGCCAACCAGGGGCTGACCAAGTTCATCGGTCATAGGCTCCGGCTGATGTTCTGGATCGGGGTATTGCTGACTTGCTACCAGTTCCACATCGCCGTCCAGCAACAGCGCCACCTGCTCCTCTGATTGACCCTCGTAGGTCACGACCTCTGTGCTGAGCTTCTCGACCATCTGGGCCATGACGTATGAGTTCTTCGTCAGCAGTGCATCCTGTGCCCATACAAGGAAAGTCAGGAACCAATTGTTTTTCTGGGTGACGAGGTAGTTGAGATATTCGGATTCCTGCTCGGCAGCCTGTTCGTCCTCCTCACCGAAGGGCTCAAACTCAACGATCATTTCATCGCCGGCAAAGATGCGACAGAGTGCCGGCAGCATCCACTGGATGGTCTCAAATACCGTCCAGTCTACGACCTGGGACCTGCCCTCTGGCTGTGGCTCGATGTTCTTGCCGGCCCAAGCATCAAGACTAAGGGCACGCTGCAGGGCCAGCTCACCCGAGTCAGCATCAGACCCGTAGGCTGTCGCCTCGTAGGCATCTATCGCTGCCAATAACCCGTCGAAATCAGGGTCAGGCTCTTCTGTTTCCTGCTCGGGGAATACGTCCTCAGTTACGGCGACCATCTAAATCCTCACATCATCATATTGCTTGGCCTGCTGTTCGCAAAAGATAGGGCCAGATTCACCTCTTGAACTGGTTCACCATCATTTACTGGCGGGCCTGCTAAATGACCATTGAAATTGTCATCAGACAGTCCGCTAGTATCTACGGCCTCAATATATGCGTCGATCTGATCGCGCAAATCACGAAGGGCCGAGGTACTCAATCTAATAATCATCAAACGATTCCTCTGCTGTCTACACTACGCCTGACACGCTTTGGCCGCTTCTGGGTAGCTGGAACCTGTGCGCCATAGGTATACGCATCGGCCCCGTGACTAGCCCAATCGTGTTCAGGTATTGGCGTGATGTTATCAAGACGCTGATTATACGACCAATGGTAGTGTATCAGGGCATCTAATCCGGGCTGACACCTTTCCTCGTCAAACCAGGACTTGCCAAGATGCATACGGCCAGCATTGATCCGGTTCATGACATTGGCCGTGCGCTTCACAATCTCCACTCTAAATCCGTTAGCTCGGACGTGATCAGCAATAGATCGGCCCTGCAGTGCCAGCATGTTGGCGTTGTCTGCGTCGTGGGGCATGTAGAGGGTGTCGTAGTTGTAACCTTTGCTTTGCAATACGGACAGATAATGCATGATGTCTGGCCCGCTGTTTTCGTAATAGTCGATGTAATGCCACTCGTTTCCGAACACCTGGTAGAACCATATAGCTGTCGCGTCAGTGCGCCCAATATCCCATGACGTATATACCAGCTTAGATGGATCATAGTTTACCTTCATGATACGACCCTGATCGCGGGCCTTCTGAATCTCAGCAGCAAAGATAGCGCCGACTATCGCTGCCTCAAACGAACACAGGTATTCCTGCTCGTATAGCGCCTTGCCCACCTGCGGTCCATGCTCTGCAATGTACGCCAGTCGTTCTTCCTCAAGCTGCTCAGCCGAGAATACTGAGGTCTTGGTCGCGGGGCTCACCTCGCAATAGGCCTGCGGGTTGTTCTTAAGCGCCTGGTAGAGCCTGTGACAGTGGTTCTTACCACGCGGTGTCGTAATGAACGCAGCCCAGCCCCCGTTCTCCTTGAGGATCGGCCTGAGATAGCCCCATGCCTGAGGCTTGGCCAGCGCCCACTCAGACATAACTACACCTATCGGCGGGGAACCTACCAGCGAGTCATAGTTATCTGAGCCCACCACCTGCCATGTTGATCCGTTCGGGAACTTGATCATCATGTCCTGCTCACGGGTGGTTTCGCGCAGTTCCTTTGGGAATGCCTCGTCAATACGACGCAATCCTGAGTGTGGGTTAATGGCTTCCCAGATGGCCTTACGGGCCTGGCTTGCTTGAGGGAGCATATGCCAGTAGGTACCAACACGCTTTACTTGTGCAGCAAACGAGGTCCAGTGCAGGGCTACATCATCCTTGCCCCAGCGCCTGTGAGCTACCTCTAATGCTTGTGTGCCGCCGCCCTCTAAGTATTGCCAGAGGGGTAGTTGGTACCGTCTAGGGGTCCAGTTGTTCGGGATTCGTATCCGCAAAACTCACCGCTTCAATCGTGATATTGCCGCTATGTTCATTCTGAATCTTATCACCGTATTTCTTGGGCTTGAGCTTTGAGGCTATCCACTTGCGTGTGTCGACCCGGAGGCGGGCGCGTTGGGTGTCTGTCCTGGAGCCGTGATCGGCGATAGCCAGCATGTCCTCGATCATGGCCTCCGCAGACTCATTCTTCGCACGCGCGTATTGCTCTTGAAATTCCTCATGTTTTGCCAGCCACCGGAACACGGTAGACATGGCCGGCATATCGTCAGCATGACAGATAGTACGCATAGACTGACCTTCAGCGATCTGGCCACAGATGTCCGCTGCTATATCTGAGTTGTAATCACTTGGGCGACCTACTTTCGCCATGCCGCTTTAATCTCCAAATACCTATTGCTATCCAAATCAAGATGACGAGTTCAGCCAGTTCCACGGGGATAGCCATTACATTAACAGGCTGATAAGTGCCTCTTCGTCCTTACGTTTACGCTCACGGACCTCACGTTCCTTGTCCTTGATTGCAACTTCCCTACTGAGAGCGAGCGCCCTGATTTCCTCGACCTTCTCGGATGCCTGTCGATAAATCTTGTTGACAAGTGCCTGAGTGGCCTCGACATCTCGCTTGATTGTAACACTTGTCGTTCTGTTACCGGACTGCGTTGATACCGATATCTTAGGTGGCTTGATCCTGATCTTGCCTGTTGAACCATCAGACGGGGCGGATTCGGCGTCCTTAGCTGCGGCCTCAAGGGCTGTCTCCCTAATGAGCGCAAGCTGTGCCTGGACAGCAGCAATGGAGTCTGCATCAAAGAACTCACCATCAATCTCGACCATGTAGCGGCGGGTACGGAACCGCTGTGACCGGGTAAGACCGCCTTCACCTGCAAACCGGCTAACCTCAAAGAACTCACCAGCTGAACCTGCACCCTGAACGCCCGTCAGAAACGCCAGTGCGTCCTTTTTCTCAATTGTGCCAACATCAGTTGCGGCTTCGACGCCATCAAGAATAGGTCGTGCGTCAATGTTGGTCGCAAGCGTTCCGGAGCTTGCTGTCGCGGTATTACCAGTCAAGCCCGTGGCCGTATCAGCACCCGCTGTTGCCGAGATGCTGCCCAAAAGGGCGCTAGCAGCTACACTGTCAAGTGTAATATCAGACGTGTGCTCAACATCGCCCGATGCGCTTGTGGCCGAGGTACCAACCAGTGTTACAACCGAATCAATGTTCTCGCCCGTTTCACCGGACTGTGCCGTACCCTCGGAACCATCTGGCTCCATGATGGTGGTCAGACCATCGAATATCGCAACAGCTGTTGTCGCTTCATTGCCCGTTATCAGTACCGTGACAGGCTCCGGAATAGCAAAGGTATAAGTACCACCCGGCCCGCCATACGGGGCAAGATCCGATACGTTATCGCGCTGCTGGGGT